TGATACAGCTAGGTTAGCAAGAAATGATGCCAACAGTGCTCCTGACTTTCATGCAGCTAGAGTTGAAGGAAGAACTGAGGAGGTTGATGTTGCCCACGAGCAAACAATTTATCCAGATTCGGAAGACCTGAATTGGAGTGAGCCTCCAAACCCTTGGAACTCAAAGTATCCATACAACCATGTTTATCAAACAGAATCTGGTCACGTTAAGGAATATGATGACACTCCAGATAATAGAAGAATTCATGAGCGACATTCTTCTGGAACATTTTATGAGATTCATGAGAATGGTGACTATCAACATAGAATAGTAAATGATAGATATACTATTGTAGCGAACAATGACTTTGTAAACATAAAGGGTGACTGTAACATTACAATAAATGGTAACATGAAAGTAAAAGTTCTTGGTGATTATGATTTAGAAATTCTTGGAAACAAGACAGAATCAGTTGCTGGCGAAGTTAAAGAAACATTTGCTAAAACACAAACTACGGAGGCTAACACCGGTGTGGCAGTAACTACACCTAATGGTGTTATAAACTTGAACTAATGCCAGCAGTAGTAAGAAAATCAATAGACACTCATTCAGGTCACGCAAGACTTGATCCACCAGCACCTTTTCATAGAACTCAATTTGTAGAAGGTTCTGATGATGTAAAAGCTAATGGGTTTGGTATAGTAAGAGTAGGTGACATAACAGCTTGTGGTGACCCTGCTAAAAGTGGTTCACCAAGAGTATTCGTAAACGGTAAAGCTGCTCATAGAATAGGTGACGCTACAGCAGGTCATGATAACTTCTTACCAAACTTTGGTGCAACCGGTTCACATAATGTATTTCTTGATGATTTAGCTCTTGGAGTAACGAGTGTTGCTGGAACACCTAGAACACAAGAAGATGTAGCAATAGAGCTAGCTGAAGTTATTACTCTTTCAGCTGGTGGTGATGCTAGAGAAAATATTGATGATAGTGCGGACATATCAGAAGATGGTGCATTGTTTGGCGCTTCAAGATTTGGTACAGGTACTTTGGGAGGTGATAGATAATGGCTTCAAATACAGCATTAGTAGCAGGTGGTGGTATACAGATTGTTGACTTCTTTGCCACAAAATTAACACAAGGATTAGATACAGTAGGAACAACTATGTTTCTTGGTACTGTTAATGGTATTCCAGCATTATCAGAAACTGCTTATTGTTTATTCTTAATTGAAGAAGGTACAAACTTTGAGATTGTTAAGGCTACTAGCGTAAACGCTGCATTGAAATCAGTTGTGATAACTAGAGGATATGGGGGTACTGATCCTCGTAACTTCTCTCGTGAAGCTAAAGTTGAAATGAGGGTTACCTCTGCTGTAATGAATGAGTTTACAAGAGCAGCTAATACAAACTTGCTACAGGAAAGATTTGATACGGTAAAAAGTACTGTTGATAATTTATCCACTGTAGCAACAACTGGTAATTATGCAGATATTAACAACACACCTCAATTGTTTCCTGTTGCAACTACAGGTAGCTTTAACGATCTATCCAATAAACCAAATATTGAGAATGAGGCTAGATTAGCTATTTCAATGAGTAGTTCAAGTACACCAGGTGCTTCTTATAATAACTCTAGCGGTGAAATAACTGTTCCTTCTCCAAGCTCATCAGGTGACATTGGTGCTTTGGTATTTGGTTACTTGCTTGGTTCAAGTGCTCAGTATGTATACGGAAGTACTGTAACTTTAAGTAGCTCTGTAAAGATTAGACCAGCTGGTATATCTCCTGATGACCCAGATGGTATTAGATGGCCTGGTGTAACTACATATGATCTTACAAATGGAACTTGGAAGTGTTTAGGCTATTCAATGTTATGGAGTGATTCATCAGATGGTGCATTTGTATATTATGACCAAGATGATCCAGGTGGCGCCTTCTCAAGCCCTTCCGGTCAAAATAGATTTGGATTTTTAGGTGGGGATGGTCTAATGTATGTTTTAACAATGTGGCATAGAATTTCATAGGAGAAAATTATGGACTTACATGAACAATTAGTAAATTTATTTGATACTTATACTACTGAAACGGAAAAATTTAGCAATGGCAACAAGTCAGCTGGGACAAGAGCGAGAAAAGCACTGTCTGAGATAGCTAAACTTTGTAAAACACGTCGATCAGAGATACAAGATATCAAAAACGATAGATAAATATCTAAACAATAAAAGAGGAAACAATGCCTACAGGAACGGTAAAGTCAAAGGGTATGACTTTTTCAGATTTAGATCTGAAATTCAGTCGTAATCCTATTACAAATAGACTTACTGTATTAAAGAACGAAGAGGCTGTAAAAAGGTCAATTCGTAATTTAATATTGACCAATAGGTATGAACGTCATTACAAGCCGCTGATTGGCGGCAACATTACAGACTTGCTTTTTGAAAACTTTGATTCACTTACAGCTCAAGATATAAAGCGTAATATTATTGAAGTTATAGAAAACTATGAACCACGAGCTGAAGTATTAGATGTAGTTGTGGACTCCAGTGCGAGTAATCCTAATGGTATAGACATCTCAATTGTATTTCGTGTTATAAACAGAGCAGATCCAACAACCGTATCATTTCAGATCGAGAGAATAAGATAAGATGTCAACAGCTAATAGTGTATTAAAGATTACTGATATCAATTTTGATGGACTGAGAAATTCGTTCATTGAATTCTTGCAAGGTCAAAATGATTTTAAAGATTATGACTTTGAAGGTTCAACCATGTCAACTTTGATTGACTTGTTATCCTACAACACATATTATAATGCAATGTATACTAACTTTGCATCAAATGAAATGTTTCTTGATAGTGCTATTATTAGAGAGAATGTGGTTGCAAGAGCTAAGATGCTTGGATATATGCCAGGATCAGCAGCTGGATCAAGAGCTATTTTAGAAGTTACTATTACTCCAGAAGATCAACCAGAATCTATTACCATTCCTAAGAATACTGAATTTACTACAACAGTAGATGGTATTACCTATGAGTTTGTAACACCTCGTGCTTTTGTTCTTGATGCTGATTCCGGAACTTACACAGGTAATGTTGAAATTGTTCAGGGTTCACCAACTTCACAGCAGTTTTTTGTAAATCCAAATAACCCTGTAAAGTATTTACTTACAAATGAAAATATTGATATTGATAGTTTGGAGGTACAAATTCAAGTATCCGAGTCCAATACTACTGTTGAAACATATAATAATTTTGAAGATGTTACAGTTATTACGTCAAACACGGCAGCATATTTCATAGCGGAAACTAATGAAAATGAATATGAGATTGAGTTTGGTAATGGAGTAATTGGTAAGGAACCAATCTTAGGTAATCTTGTACTTACTAATTATAGAACATGCTCTGGTGATATAACTAATGGTGCTAATACATTTAGTGCTCCAGAGTCACTTGGTGGTTATACCTCATTTAATTATACTACTGTATCTAAAGCAGTAGGTGGAGGTTTTGCTGAAGATATAAATTCAATCAAGTTTAATGCTCCAAAATTTTATCAGTCACAAAATAGACTTGTAACTCCTAATGATTTTAAAACAATTATTACTGGAGAGAATGCAGACGTTCAGTCTGTAAGTGTTTGGGGTGGACAAGAAAATGTACCACCAACATACGGTAAGGTGTTTATTGCTACAAAGCCTTCAACAGGTACATATCTTTCTGAGCTTAGAAAAAGAGAGATAAGTGAATCATTGAATTCAAGATCAGTTCAAAGTATTGAGCCGGTGATTGTTGATCCACTTTACTTGTTTCTAACACCTACTATTACAGCTATCTATGACCCTGCACTAACTACAGATACTGGTGCCGACTTAATTAATTTGTTTAAACAACAGCTTTTAGCTTTTGAGGATAATACTCTTAATGAATTTAGACGTACATTTTTTGGCTCTACTCTTACAAGACAGCTAGCTGCTTTAGATCCAGCATTGTTAGGTGTGGATGTTGACATTGACATGCAAAAACGATTTACTCATGATGTTAATCTTGGAAGATTTACTTATGTTCTTAACTTTGAAAATTCAATCTTTCACCCACAAGATGGTTTTGTAGGTGCTGTTAGTTCTTCTTCGTTTGTTGATGAAAATGGATTTACATTGTATATAGATGATGATGGATTTGGAACACTAAGATATTACTACCTCAATGCTGCTAATATTAGAGTATATACTAATACACAAGCAGGTACTGTAGACTACAATACGGGTCAGGTTATAGTCGAGGCCTTTAATCCTACTTCAATACCAAATGCAACTGGTACAATGAAAATTAATGCCACTGCTGCATCACAAATTATTGAGCCAGTAAGAGCTCAAGTACTTGTTCTAGCTGACTCTAGAATAACTGTAGAAAACTTCAATTCCGGTGTTAAAACATTTGCTCTGACAGATAGATTTACTGCAGGTGATTCGTTGATTACAACTGCTAGTGCTACATCTGCTTCAGGTGGAGGCACGTTGACGTACTAATGGCACATACAACAGCACAAGCCTTACATAATAATCTGCATACAAGAGTAGCAGATCAACTTCCTGAATTTATGAAGGAAGAAGGCGAGCTGTTTGTTAAATTTCTTGAAGCATATTATGAGTGGATGGATCTACCAGAAAATGCTTTGGGTGCCTCTCAACATCTTCTAGAATTTCAAGATATTGATAAAACTTTAGATCAATATGTTGAGTGGTTTATGAGAGAGATAGCACCAGAGATTCCACAAACTAATAAAATTGATGATAGACAAAATATTAAAACTTTTGCTAGAGAGCTTTACAGATCAAAGGGTACACCAAAAAGTTATGACCTTTTGTTTAGAATGATTTATGATGAAGATATTTCGTTCTATTATCCAGGTAGAGATTTACTTGCGCCATCATCTGGAGATTGGCAAGTGGATGTTGTTATTCGAATAGCTCCACCTTATGTAACACCTTTTGGTAAAGGCATTCTGGATATCAAAGGTAGAACTGTAATTGGTCAAGAATCTGGTGCTACAGCTATTGTTGAAAGTATTCTTAGTACAGTTGAGTCGGGCGTTGAAATTAAGGAGCTGACACTATCTGGTGTTGAAGGGGCATTTAAACAAAACGAAACAGTTCGTACAGATGTGGCTCCTTTCTTTGAAGCTACTATTTTTACAAACGTTGGTACAATTGACACATTGACAATTACAAATGGTGGTGCATTTCATGCTGTTGGAGATGCCGTTAACATAGCAGGTTTAGCTCAGGGTTCAGGAGCTAATGGTATAGTTACAGCTACAACTGACTTGTCAGCTGTGGAAATTAAACTTGCCAATGGTGGTAGTGGTTATTCGATAGATACACCTATTTCAGTGCTTGGGGGTAGTGGTACAGATTTACGTTACAACATTACATCATTATCTAATGTAGAAACAATTTCAATTAACAATGATAAGATAGAATTTTATAAGGATGTGCGTCTTGATGGTGGTGGAGCTAACGTAGCATTTGGTGTTGGCACAGGTGGTGCCAATAACTTTTCAGTTGCAAATATAAATTCTACTATATTGTCTGCTTTTACTAATACAGTTATTTCTGTAGGAACAATTAACGCGATTAGTAAAGTAAGCTATGGTTCAGGTTATGCTGTACTACCAGGTGTAGAAGTGGTTAATCCTCAAATTGCGTCTTTGGAAATTACAGGATTCAACAATGAGTTTAAGGGTAGAGATGCTGTTCTAACAATAGCAAGAGTTCCTGGAACAATTGTAGATCTAGAGATTAATAGACGCGGCGATGCATATAATGTTTATGATGAAGTAATCATAAGCAATGTACCTAAATTTGGTAACACACAAATCCAAAATGCAACAGCGTTTCCAGTGATTAGTGGTATTATTACTAGAGAAGGTAAGTATACGGACTCTAAGGGATTCTTATCAAACTCAGATAAAATTCAAGACAATTTTTATTATCAAGAATTTAGTTATGTAATTCAGTCTCAACAATTTGTAAGTGCATACAGAGGTCTTATAAACAGACTTTTAAATCCTGCAGGTACAAAACTGTTTGGTGAATATGATATTATATCTGAAAAATTAGATACAGTACTAGCTGAGATACCACAGCCTGTAACAACAATTGTGTTAGATCCAGGTCTAGGTGCTCTTGTTGATTTCCCAACTGTTATTTCTGGTAGTGAATTAGTATACACAAGAGATCAAGATACTGGTGGTGTTGTTAGAGAAGATATCATCAAGCAAGGTGATCCAGAGTTTACACCTGCCAAAGTACTTGATACAGTTCAGACAACTGTACCTGATGGATTTAATGTAGAGGTAGATATCGAGCAAGTAGTTGATATGCCTACTAATGTGGATTCAGAGGTTATTAGATTCAAGAGAGCTCAAGGAACAATTGGTATATCTGATGTTGCTACTATCGCGGCTTACCAAAATGATCAAATTAATAGTCTACAATTTACAGCTATTGCTGATGCAACAGGTGGTAACAATATTGTAATTGCTACAGGCAACGCTGCTCTTACAACTATCCTTAGAACTAATGAACGTATTATTATTACACCAAGTGATACACAAGCTAATGGTCTGTATCAAGTTAGATCGGTTACATCAAATACATCATTCCGTATTTCACCTGCTTATGAGCATAACCTACTTGGATTTGGTAACACATTCTTCCATGTCATCGCCGATAAGTTTAGCTCAGATACAGACTTTAGATTTGATGATACAGAGATCACATGGGATAGTGCAAACTATACAGATGGAGCATCACAGACTGTAACACTGTTTAGTGATGGTACTAAGACTTTTGATAGAACGTCGACTAAATTTGATGCCTAATCAACATAAATAAACATAGAAAATTATCCGAGGATACCAATGGCTAAGCAAACAGTTAATAGAGGCGCAACCTCAAACGACGGTACAGGTGATACCCTACGCGACGGTGCTGGGAAACTAAATGATAACTTTAACGAGATCTATAATGCTCTCGGTGATGGCTCTACCATTACACAGAACACATCCTCTTATCCGTCTAATACATATCTGCATGCTACATTTACAACTAATACAGCAGTCAGAGCAATAGAAACAAATCTGGTAGCTGTCGATGCCGCCGCTAACACATTAATTCGTGATAGAATGCAGGTAGCTAATACCAATACATTAGTTAATGATAGACTGCAAGTTGCTAATGCACAGGTATATCTTACTGTTGCCAATGCACAATCATATTTGGAAGTAGCTAATTCTGGTTTAGATGGTGTCATCCAATTAGGTAATACATCATCAAGAGATATTACAGTAGGTTCTATTACTTCATCTGGTGATGGTACATTTACTGGTAACCTAACATCGTTTGACTTGCATGCAAATGTAACTGTACTTGCTACAGATACAAATGGTAATTCAACAGTACTTACAATTGATAATAGAAACACTGTTGGTAATGCAGAAATTTTAATTAGTCAAAATGGTAATAAACGATTAAAGTTACAATTTAGTAATCAAGAATTTGGTATCTTTGCCAACGTAGGTCCAGCTAGTAGTAATGATCCAACTCAACGGCGTTTTGCTATTGACTATACAACTGGTAATGTTAAGTTTAATGATGTATACACATTCCCAAATATTGATGGTGTAGCTGGTGCAGCTCTAGCAACAGATGGTGCTGGTGTTTTAAGTTTTGTTCCATTAAGTGGTACATACGTCACCAATTCATATCTAAATGTTATTCTAGTATCTGGTCAAGTTCCAATAACTGTTTCAGTAGCTAACGCTCATACAGGTGGTGCTAATGTATTCTTCTTTGATACACCAGGTGGTGAAGGTGCTCAAGCTATTTGGAATCAAACAGCAGGAATAAGAAAGACACTTAATTTTACCAAGGATATAACATATAGGTTTAATCAATCAGATTCATCTAATGCAGGCCACCAACTTAGATTTTCTACTACCCCTGATGGTACTAATAACAGTGGTACAGAATATACTCATGGTGTGACAGCTACGGGTACACCAGGTTCTGCAGGTGCTGCTACTACAGTTAAGGTTCCTATGGATGGTCCATCTACTTTGTATGTTTACTCGACCGGACAGGGTAACATGGGTGGTACTACTGACAACAATAAGACACCAATATTTACACAATTGTCTGATAAATTCCTAGATATAACTGGTGCTAGAACAATGTCAATGCAAGATGATCTTGTTGTTGATACTTTTGCTAATACTGGTACACTTACAATGAAGTTACCACCTTCGGATGAAGGATTAACATTAAATCTTTCAAACAATAGTATTACGGTTCGTACAATTGGCAATACATCTACTCCATTTGTAACTATTGATAGAAATGGTCATAAAATTATGGGTAAAACTGCCAACGTACATTTATCAGGTGATACAGATTATGTACAACTAGCATATAGAAATGCCTCTAACGGCTTTGTCATACTTGAGCATTCAGCCAATGTATATTTGAGAACAAACAGCACTGACGGTCATAACGCAGCAGACCAACTTTAAGGAGTAAACCATGCCAGGTTTGGTAACACGAAATTTTAGGCATTACAATGCCGATCAGTTTAAAGAGGCCTTCGATGAAGCAGCCCCTTCAAATATCTATTTGTATATTGGTCGTACTCATTCTTGGGACGATGAATCCAATCCACCAGCTCCTCTAGATAATGTTCAACACACAAAGTTTGAAGTTTATCGTAACCTGATTGCTGCGAAAAGGGTTACGACAGGCGATGTGCGTTTTGCAATTCCAAGAAATGATTGGACAAGTGGCACTATCTATCATGAGTATCAAAACAAAGATGGTGACCTATATGCTAATACTTACTATGTGTTTACAGAAGATTTTAATGTTTACAAATGTTTGTTTAACGCAAATAATTCTACTTCTACAATTAAGCCAACAGGTACATCAACTTCAACATTGACTACTTCAGATGGTTATAAATGGAAGTTCATGTATAATGTAAGTGCTGCTGATGCTCTAAAGTTTGTAACAACTAACTATATTCCAGTAAAGACTATTACATCTGACGATGGTTCAGCTCAATTTGCAGTACAACAAGCTGCATCTAATGGATCTATTGATGTTATAGATGTAACATTTGGTGGTTCGGGTTATATTAATACAACAAGTACATTTGCCTCAGTAACTAACTCAACAGTTATGGCTTTGGATAGTGTTAACAGTTCTGGTGTTGATAATATCTATAACGGATCAAACATTTATATAGTATCTGGTACAGGTTCAGGTCAGCTTCGTCATATTATAGATTATGTTGGTACAACTCGTACAGTTACAACTAACGGTGCGTTCTCAGTTACACCAACAACTGGTTCAACATACTACATCTCACCTCGTGTACTAGTTAAAGGTGATGGATCAACAGTGGCATTGGCTTTTGCAAACGTCAACAGCTCAGGTAATGTTGAAACAATCACAGTTATTAACAAAGGCGCTAACTACTCATTTGCATCTATGGATATTTCAGCTAATAGTGGTTCTGGTGCTACTGCTGCAGCTTACATGGCACCTTTTGGTGGTCATGGTTCAGATGCAACAAGAGAGCTAGCTGGTCATAACATTATCATTAACACACGCTTGACCGTTGATGATACAACATTCCCATCTAATGTTGATTTCCGTCAGCTTGGTCTGCTCCGTGATCCACTGGCTGCTGCAAACGGTACTGTAACAGGT